AACTAGCTGGAAGTGTTCCGTACCAATAACAAAAATTCTTTGAAATATTCCACATTGATTTGCTGATAGTCCCATGCCACTATGAAGCTTCATGGTCATCTTCAATTGTTTAACTAACTTTATGATATTAGGATTTGGTAAATTTCTAATATCATATTCAGGAATCATTCTTGATAGCATAGGATGATTGTCATCATATAAAGTAAGAGGCAATATTTCTTCTTCTTTTATGATATCTTCTTCAGTATTAAATGTTAGAACTGTTGACATTTTTTATCCTTGTACCCAATCTTCAGCTGAATCTTGTGCATCTTCTATGTCATCAAAGAATTTGGCTTCATTGAAATCATCCTCTGCTCGATAAAATAAAACCATATATTTGTTTGGATCAGAGGCAGTTTTGCATACCTGTGATGTTTTATTAGCTGAGTCATCAAAATATTCACTTAATTTAATAAATTTACTCATTTCATTATCCTTGAAAAATTCTTAATCTTCTCAAACCGGATTACCGATCTGAATTTATCTTGCAGTATATCTCCTTTATGAGAGATAACGAACACATTAGTACCTTCCAACATTTGCAAAATCGTCATTAGATATTCGGTACCATTAGCATCTAATGAAGAATCAAACACTTCATCTAAAATCAAAAGATTGGTGTTAGCTGAATTCTTCAACTTAGCAACTGCACGCCAGCTAAACAATAATGCCAAATCAATCTTCTGTTTCTCACCCTCACTAAAACTAGCATAGGTAAATTCATCACGATGCCTTGACTTGATTGTTTCCTTAAATGATTCATCAAGGTTAAAGTTAACAAAGAAATCAAATGATGCTAGATACTTGTTTACCAATTTGTTGATGATAGGCAAATACTGTTTGATAATCTTGGTTTTAATACCAGTATCTTTCAGTAGTCCTGCTGCTGCATCATAGTAAACTTTTTCATCAATCAAGACCCTCAATTCATTTTTCAATGACTCTAGTTTTAATTCCAGTTCTTTTAATTCATCTGAAGAATCTTCGGTGTTTGCTTCAGTAACTTTAAGTTCAGCAATCATCTTCTCAAGCTTCTTGATATACTTATTAGTCTCTGTAATAGATGTGTTGTTTGTTGCAATCTTAATTTGTAGTGCTTGTATCTTCTTCTGCACCTCAGAGATAACATTAAGTTTAGCCTGTTCTTCTAAAAGTTTTTCTTCTAGTTTACTTAGACCATGGCTACACTCACCGACCTTTAAGGATAGTGAATGTAATTCTTCTTCCTTAAACCCCAAGGCAATGGTCTGCCGGCATGTTGGACAATTATCATTGCCTTGAAAGAAATTGATATCTCTTTGAAATTTGGATAAGTTGCTTTCAATCTGAGATTCAAGTTTCGTAAGTTTCTTGACTTTAGATTCTGTCTCAGTTTTAGATGCAATCGCCAATTGGTGCCGCTCGACTTCGGCCGTATAGGACTCAATCTCTCCTGATAGGGTGGATATAGTGTTATCACTGCTGTTGATATCGTTCTCGTATTCAGCAATCTTCTCATCATCGTTTTGTTTAAGTTCATCAATATGCTTCTTCTGTAATTCGTATTTTTGTTCACTAAGTTCAATATCATATTTCTTTGAAGTGGTTAATTCTTTATTGTTTTGTGCCTTATCTTTAAGGATATTATTCATTGCTGAGAAGATTTGGATGTCCAATAAATCTTCAATGATTTCTCTACGATCACCAGGTTTCAATTGCATGAATGGTGTAAATGATGCTGAACCAAGGATAACAATCTGTGTGAATGATTTGTAGTTCAACTTCAAAATAAACTTTTCAAGGTGTTCTTGGTAATCACGGACTGCAGCTTCTTGGTTAATCATCACACCGTCACACCAGATTTCAAACACGGCAGGTTTAATGCCACGAACAATCTTGTATGATTTATTACCCGTATTAAATTCAACTTCAACGATACAATCTTTACCATTGATACTGTTCAACAATTGTGGCTTATTGACTGCACGAAATGGTTTACCAAACAAGGCAAAACACAACGCATCAAGCATCGTAGATTTACCTGCACCGTTAGAACCCACAATTAGGGTATTAGGTGACTTATCAAATTGTATTTCAGTAAAGTAATTACCGGTACTTAAAAAATTCCGCCAGCGAAGTTTTCGGAACAATAACATTATTCGGTTTCCGTATTCAGAGCTTCAACATAAAGTTCTTTCATCAATGTCTTTAGTTTATCATTATTCACATTCAATGTGAGGTTATCAATGTGGCGAGAAAGGATTGTCATCGTGTCTTGTGCCTGGTCTATCAAATCTTGGTCATCATCTAAGGCAACATCGGTAAAGTCCTCAACGATTGATATGTCAGCAACACCTGCCTTATACAGGTTATCAACCACATTATCAAATAGGTAAGGGTTCTGTTTGTTTAACACCACAACTTTAATAAAGGTATCTTTCAAGCTACTGTAATCGTAGTTCTTCCAATGTTCAAAGTCTTGTACACCATCATCATAGTTTATCTTATAAAACATTCGATATGGATTTTGTATGAATTCGAGTTCACGAGTGTCAGTATCAAACAAATGAAATCCTCTTGGATCATTATAATCAGACCAAGTCATTTCTCCAGGAGTTCCAACATATGTGATTTGGCCATCTGAAGATTTGTGGTGAAAATGTCCACTCAATACAATATCATATCTACTTAAAATGTTTTTGTCAATACCATCATGTGAAATATTGCCTCTATCCATTTCAAATCCAGCAATTTCAAAGTGGCCAAATACTATTTGTGATTTTGAAGATTTGATAAATTCACCAATTTCTTTTTCATTATCAGCACAAATCCAAGGTATAACATCAATGTCAATACCACCAAATTGTAATTTTTGAGGTGCATCATACACATTGATGTTTGAGTAATCTCTCAGTAACATTTGAGAAGAATTTACATCTAAAATATTTTTATAGTATATGTCGTGATTACCAAGAATTGTATGAAAAGTTATATTGTATTCTTTTAATTTATCAAAAAAATATTGACGAGCCAAATACAGAGTATTAAAATTTATAAACTTTCTACGGTCGAATAAATCTCCCATTTGAAAAATGTTATCAATTTTATTTTTAATTAAATAAGGAAAAAATACTTGTTCATAAAACTTTTTATAGTAATTGTGAAACTCTAAGGAATCTCCTCTCATTCCAAAATGAGTATCGCCTAATATGCATATCTTCATTTGTTTACATCATCTTCATCGTGAATAATATCAATATCTTCAATTACAGGAATAGGTTCATCAAGAAATTTTTCAAGACCTTTTATCTTTGCTTTCTTTTTACTTTCTTTAGCTAACTCAAATGTTTCAATGAATTCAGCAATGTTATCATACATCTCAAATTGCTTCATATTACCATGTTCATCTTCATACATCTCACCTTCATTAAGCAATCCAAATTGTTGTGTTGCCTTATACTTCACATATAATTGTTTCTTCTCTTTGGTAATCCTACGGAGGAAAGCAAAGTAAATAATTTGGGTGAAGTATGCAAAAGGATTCTTGGACTTGGATGGATCAAAGTTGCGGAAGTATTGAATACAATTCTCAATACCATCACAAATCATTTCATCACGGAAAGAATATGATATAAAATTAGGTTTGCGTGAAAGGTGTTCTGCAATCTTTAGGAAACACTCACCAACATAATTTGGTATTGGTGGATCTTCTTTGCCATTTTCTTTAGCTTTTGCACATCTATCGTGGTAATCAATTAATGATGCTAAAAAATCAGCATTGTTGACATAGTGTTTCTTACTCATATATTTTCCAGTTCACCTTTAATATTTACTAACATAGTACCAGTATATCACAAATTACAAATAAAACAAGCCTTTTAGGAAGTTATCTCCATCATTGCCACATTTGTTACTTGACAACTGTTATGATGGCGGTGTTGCTGTTTCAGAGTTAAATAAGAACCAGTAACCAGATTAGTGTAGTAACCGCTTCTTAGTATCCTGTTGGTACTCTTCCAACTCTAAGTAAGCAGCCTCTTCTTCCTCTTCAGTAAGTTCTTCACCATCATCTAGTTCATCTAGACCATCTTCATTATTATACAGGTCTTGTTCAACCTCAACTACCGTATTATTATAGTATTCAATAAGGTGGGGTTTTGGTTCGAACACCGTGAGAACATCTAAAGAAAAGATTCTAGCGGTAGTGTTCTCAACTAGTTCCAAGGGAATCCAAGGACTCATCATCATAATAGCTTTACCCGAAGGAAGTCTTTTGAATACCAAAGACATTGGGTTGTTTAGAATAACTGAACTATCACTATCATCCACGGTATAATCAGCAATGATATCTTCACCGCTTTGTAGTCTTACAATCTTTACGTTATCCATTCTTTAGCTCTATGTTATAAAATTTATAGTTAAACTTCTCTTCATCGTATAGCTTAACCCTTTCTATAAAGTGTTTGAGTGTGTAATTGGTAAATTTGCCAATTCTAAAATCATCAGATATATCAAAGAGTACAGCTTCTTCTTTGTCATCTCCTAACCTTAAACCTCGCCCAATGGATTGTAGATTGCGAACCTTAGATTTGGAGGGACTTGCAAATATAATATTGTGTAAGTTTCGAATATTAACACCAGTTGAGAAAGTACCATAAGAAGCCACAATGATAGCATCCTTTTCTTTCTCAGTAATAGAACGGATAGATTCACGAACTTCAACATCGGTACCTCCGTATACAAAAAATACTTGTCTATTCTTGGTGTGTTGTTTAATTAGTGCGTGTAAATCTCTACCGTGTTTTTCTACAAACTGGAATAGGATAAGACTATTTCCTTTCAATGACAAAGTTAAATTCTTAATGAATTCATTTCTAGCTGCATTCATAACTATATATTCTACTTCTTGATTGTAGTCCCAATCTTTAGCCATTTTACATATGGCATCAGGGTACTTCAGTATCAAACATTTAATTCTAAATGATGCCAGTTGTCCCTTATCAATCAACTCAGCCGTTGTGGTGGCTTTGTAAACAGGACCAAATAGTCCTTCTAACACCAACCTATGTGTCTGTGTACCATCTAGTGTTCCAGTACAACCAATCCGATATTTGGTATCAGTCAAACTCGACATGATTGTTGCTAATGACTTAGCTTTAAATTGGTGTGCCTCATCACCTATAACAAAATCAAATTGATTGAAGTACTCAGGTGGGTTTTTATAGATTGATTGCCATGTTGTGATGGTCAAAAACTTATTCGTGACCTTATCTTTACCTGCATATTGCCTGTGACAGTATTCTTCTGAGTCATACCCATAAGATTGAAAGTCGGTATACATCTGTTCAACAAG